GGCTAAACAAAGATAGATAGTGTCAAAAAAGACCCCAAGCTTATTTGGTCGTGAGCTTGGGGTCTTTTCTAGTCCATGATATAGAACTAATCCTTAATTCCTCTCCATTATCCCACAGTTCACAAAATTTGTCAAAACTTTACATCCTCAGCTTCTCAAGCTTTAACCGCTTTACAACAAGACTTTCAAGTTTAAGAGAAAATTAGGGATTCTATCAATTTCATAGAAATTTTGATTTAGTAAACGAAGAGACAATCTTATATGTCACTTCTCATTTAATACGCCACTACTGGACAAGCAAAATCATTATTACAGCAGTTCCAGTCCTTCAATTAACAGTCACTTACATTCAAAGTGAGGTTGAAGTAGCCGAAGTAACAGCAAACCTATTTCTTAGTCATATTCGCTAAAAAATCCCCGCCAATTCCCCGACCAAAATCCGAAAAATACCGAAAAATATCGAAAAATGATTTTTAGAATAGTCCCAAAAAGCCTGAAATAGAGCCAAAAAACTCCACCTGATTGGGTGGAGTTAAGGGAGATTATTATGAAAAAGGTAAAATAAAATCTTATTAAATCAACGCTCTTGGAGGGTGTCCCCTCCAACTCCCCGACCTCTGGACAAGGTCTATTTTTTTGAAAAAATTTAAAAAACTTCATCAAAATTATTGACGTTATACAACTTTAGTTGTATAATAGATACATAAGGTTAAGGAGGAAACCTTAGACAAGGAAACTAGTAGAAAGGAAAACAAAATTTTTAGGTTAAAAAAAAAGCCACTCAAAGTAAAAACAAATAAGCTAGTAGTCAAAATAAACTTATTTATAATCAACTTTGAATGGCACATCGAATTTGGATAGTGAGAAATCACTATCCACCCCTTCGGGGGTGTACTTAAATTATAACAGGAAAAATAATGAAAGTAAATCTAAAAATTAGAAAAACCACCAAGCGTGAAAAAGTTGAATTTATTATCGGACTTCCTCTGCTCCTATTTGTGATTTGGTATTTTACGAGGTAATATATGTCAGTAGATATTGAAGCTATCCGCTGGCTTTTAGACAACGCCACAGCCTATACTATCAGCAAAAACTGTGGCGTATCTATTCAGGCAGTAGATAAGTATAAAAACGGTGTATCAGATATTATGAACATGCGTTTAAAACACGCTATCAGCATGGCTTCTTACGCCCATACACTACAAGAAAAACAGTGAGTACCATCACTGTTTTTTCTATTTTGAGCAAACAAAAAACCGCAAGCTATTGCCTGCGGTTGGTGTACTATATTTTTGGTTTCATACAGATTTTTAGTCAGATCTTTAAGAAAGCAATTCGTTAACTCTATCTTGAACTGCTTGCGCATTATATCCCGCATTTGTTAGATTGTCAAAACGTTCTTGTCCATTGCCCCAAAGGCCTTGCACGACCTCATTGGCTATGGTATTAAGATCTACGGTGTTTCCACCACCTAAAAGGCTATTTACTTTGTCTTGAACCTCTTCGGCATCATAACCTGCATCAGTTAGTCTGTTGAAACGCTCTTGACCGTTCCCCCACAAGCCTTGTAGCACTTCATTAGCTAACGTATCCAAGTCTTTACTAGTATTTTCAGCATTTAAGAGGTCATTTACCTTGTCTTGCACGGCTTGCGCATCGTAACCAGCATTTGATAGGTTATTAAAACGTTCTTGCCCATTACCCCAAAGGCCTTGCACGACCTCATTGGCTATGGTATTAAGACTTTTTAGATCGTTTTTACTGATTGAATTATCTTCCTCATCATCTAACAGGACAATATTCTTGTCAAACGGGTTACTTGAGTATTGCCACCAGCGAATGCCGTCCATAGATGGGAAGTATTCAAAATCAGCTGTACCATCGTTTAGCCCATATCCAGCAATCCAAAGGCTATTTGGGAATTTTGCAAGAATCTGCTCATAATAGATATTATTGAGCGTGAATGGCTTGTAGCTGTAATAGATTGGCTCATAGCCAGTTTCTTTGAGGATTTCCATAAAGCGAATACATGCATCTGTATTTGCCTGTTTATCTCCGCTAGCGTGATCTTCGTAATCAAGACACAAGTATTTTACTTTTTGAGGTACATTATCAAGGAAGTAGCGTGCCTCTCGTTCAGCTTCTTCGATGTCACCTCCAAACCAAGCAAAATGGTAGAATCCAACAGGATTGGATTGCTCAACTTGAGCAGATAAGCAAGGGTTGATATAGCTTGTGCTTTCTGAAATTTTAATGATGGTGTTAGTTGTTCCCATCTGCTCCAAAATCCCTGTAATGTCGTAGCCCTGATGGCTTGCTACGTCGATGAATAAGTCGTTTTTTTTCATTTGTTTATTTTCCTTCCCAAGCGTCATTCATCTGCTTCACGGCTGACTCAACAAAGGTGTCTAGGTCCTTGTCAGTCATGCTGATGTTGTATTTTGTAAGTTCAGCTCGGACTTTATCACGAGCTTGCTCCAGCTTTTCATCGCCTTTGTAGCCTGTTTCAGCTGCTATCTGCTCCACAGCATGGACCGCATTTTTAGCTAGGATTTCAGCGATTTTTACCGCTTTTTCTCCGCCTTTTCGTAAAAGATAATCTTTTACTGCTTTTACGATACTGCCTGTTGCCACTGCTAAAAAGCCTGTAGCAAATGCAATAATGATTTCGTTAAATTGTGACATGTGTTATTCTCCTTTGTTTTTGTCGTCATCGTTCTCAAGCAATCGTTGAAATGCTTTCAAGATTGGCTGAAAAAGAATGACATTTCCTTTTAATTTGCGATAATTTTCAACGAGCGATTGAAATGTGAATGCGATGTACCCGAGATAAATAGAGTACAAGAATGCGAAGCCTGTCTTCTCGGGCAATAGGACAGACATTGGAATAAGGATCATCAATAAGAGAACCCCTAAAATCTTTCGAAGTAGCCCGTTGATACCAATTTTACTCTTGTATTCAATATCAGGATTGACAATCGCAGCAATAGTTCCTGTCACAAAATCAATAATTTCCATTGAAACAATTAGAGCTAGAGCATACAATACCAAACCATCTTCTGTTTGGATGAGGCTTCTAAAAAAATTGAAAAATTCAATATGCATATCCACCTCCTACTCTTTAGGTTCTACCGTTGGATCCGTCCAGTCAGGATTGCCCTCTTCATCAAATTTCATGATGTAGAACTCCTGATTAAACAAATCTGTTACGTTGATTGTTGTGGTTGTCCCACCCCACTGGTTGAACGCCCAAACGGTTTCAACATCCTTGAATTGGCGACGACCATTTACAATCACAGGACGTTTTTGAACATCACGATACATATAGAAGTCATTGCTTGCATTCTTGCAACGAATGAACTCTCCGTTTTCTTTCATGTAGCGCAAAGCGGTCGCAAGATCAAATGGTTCTGTGATTTTTGTAAGGTCTAGCAAGTTATCTGTGTTTTGAATTGTTTCTGCCATGTCTATTCTCCTTTGTCTGCTGGTTTAGTTTGTTCATCAAGCAGAGCTTCCAGCTCCTCCACTCGTGCTTGAAGTCTTTGATTCTCTACTTCTTTTTCTCTTAGTTGAATCTTCAACAGATTATGTCTGAGCATTAATGTCTTTGAATCAACTAACATGTCATCAAGTGTCATGCTTAGGACTTGGTTAAGCTGTTCTTCGTTCATTTTCTAAATTCTCCAATCTGTGTGTTAGTTTTCTATTTTCAAGAGCAAGCTCCTGAATTGCTTTTAGTGCGATATTTAATAATCTAAAATCATCTAATGCTAAAGTTTCACCTTTCTTATAGACCAGTGAACTATCTATTTTTTCTACATCTTGTGCAATCAATCCGACATTTGTATAAGGTTTCTTATAGCCAAATTTATCAGTCTTCCAATCAAATTCTTTAAACATCAATTTTTGTACAAAATCTAACGCATTATAATGCGTATCACCAATGTTAGTCTTTAAATTTTTGTCAGATGTAGACCCATCAACACTAATCCACCATGTTCCACTTTTACCAGTCCCATCGTCGACATAAAGCTGGTTACTTCGAGGATCCCAGCCAATAAATCGAATAGGATATAGATTTCGAATAGGATTTTGATATTCAAAATTCGATATGATAGGAACTCCAGAAACAGGAGAACCATTATGCAGATTACAAAGTGACACACGCCCCTTGACGGTAAGCAGTATATCTTCTGTATTGTCTCCAATAATGTTTCCACCATTCCAATTTGGAGAATTGTAAATAAACATTCCTTTAGGGATTCGTCCAAGCTCTCGACCTAATAATTGAACACCAACTCCCTTGCTCGCACTATAGGTCTCAGGGACGTTGATTTGAAGGCCACCTTCTTGAGTAGGTCTCAAGAATCCATTATCACCAATAGTCATTCGACTATTACCTGTTATCGTGGTCCCGTTGATTTCAGTACCTCGAATAGTCCCGCCGTAAATCCTGTCTCCCTTAAGAGTACCTGTCACGATTTGAGAAGCATCTATCGTTACAGCTTTCAAGGCATTTACAAACGCTCTACTTGCTACCAATTTGTTAGTGATATGCTCGTTTGAGACCATTCTATTAGCAAGAGCTTCGTTAAATACCAACTTATCTGCCGTGATAGAATTCGTTCGTATAACATCCGCATTGAGAGTCGCGAACGTACCTTCACCAACAAATAATCGCTTGAAATAACCGTCAATTGCAGTTAATTTATCAGCCAGAGTATTCCCCTCAAGTCTGATAGTCTCTGCTTTAATTCCTGCATTTCGACCTGCTAGATTAAAACCAGCTATGATTTCGTTGACGCTGTTCTTATTATGAACTCCCCACGAACCGGCTAGTTGGCTTTGAACTGTTTTCAGGTTCTCGTTTTTGGAAACTTCAACCTGGAACAGCTGATTGGTTAAGGCCATGCGAGCGACCTTGTTAGAGATGTCATTTTCATTGCTACCAATAATACGCTCATAAAGCTGACTAGTTTCTTTAACATGCTGGAAGTCCGTCTGATTAGCCTTACCAGCAATCAATGAAGTGATATCTGCGAACCTACCATCTACTGATTTTTTGTAGTTAGCAATCCGAGTGGTAATCGAACCATTTTGTGGATTCGTGATAGCTTCGAATTTGTTCTCAATAGCTCTTACAGTTTCCTGATAAGTCGCTTTGCCTACATAGTCCTTCGCAACTAGCTCACGTACAGCAGTCGCTTGTTTTGCGCTTTCCTCACGAGTGTAACGCTGTAAAGCTTCCTGTCGCTGACCGTCTTTATTGACATATTCCTGAATAGCTGATAAATCGGTTCGCAAACCCTGAGCTGTCCGCTCAAAAGTAGCCTTAGCAGCTATAAGATCCGTCTTGCCATCTTCAGGAGCAGGTCCCGCATCTATACGAGTAGAACTTCTGGTCAATTCAACCTTGCGAAAGGCTACATGGCCAATCTCGTTATAACCAAGAATAATTCGCCAGAAATCAAAATTTTCAGGCTTGGTCAATGCTGGTATAGTGACTTGATAAGTCTGCCAGCTAGACGTGAGGTTGAAATTGCCATACATGATTTCAGGATTGCTAGGTGCTGTTCGATTGGCTCTTAATGACAGCCAAACACTTGAAGAGCCAGAGTAGCAAATCCCTTGAAACGAAAGTGTGTAGGTTTCGCCGACTTCTAAATCGAGAAGAGATGTCGAACCCTTCCACGAAGAACGACTACCTTCTTTAGATTGAATTTGCATCTGCTTCCAAGTGTTAGTCGTACCTTTGACGTTGTATTCGCCGTCTAAAATAATCCAATCTTGTGGACTGTTATCTCCTTGACTATAGTACCAAAGCCCTCTTGAAAAGTCGTAGTCTTCAGCATAGTTGCGACTACCGACCTTCATTTTTGAAAATTCTTCACGCAATTTCCCAGCTTCAGCCACGACAAGAGTCTTATCTGCCTTGTCCTTGGTTGCGTTCAGGATTTCCTGACGGATAGAACTAGCCTGCACCTCGAATTCAGCCTGACTCAATTTCTGATTCAGCTTGTTCTGCGTGTCTGTCTCAAGACTCTTCACAGACTGTCTGATATTCTCAGCAGTAACGTTGAGTGCACTGATATCCGCCTTGGTTCTGAGACCTTCAGTCAGACTTCTCACACCAGCATCAAGTGAATCGGCCCGTTGCTTAAAGGTTGATTCGACGGCTGAAATTTGGCCGTCTGTATCTTCTGGAGCTTCTTTCGGACTTGTCGCTAAACTCCCGTTTTCCAACTGGGGCGCAAGAACATCTAAGTATTTTCCCGCATCAGCATTTACGAGATATACATAGCCAATTGATACGATTCCAGCTTTTTTTCGCTCGCTTGAAAATGTCAAATATGTCCATTTATCATCTTTCAAGATAAAATCTGGACTTATACCTGTTGCATCGTCAGGCGCCCAATAAGTTTGTAACTTAACTCTTTGCCCAACTGAACCTTTCACCCAAACAGAAATAGTATAAGTTCCTGGCATTATTTCAAACCTGTCCTGAGCAATGCCGATTTGGTCTCTAGCGTTACTTGAGGTCAATCGTATTGCTTTATCAAAACCAGTTGCTGGACTGTCTGATACATTAATCGTCTTTGTTGCCCCAACACCTGATGGCCTGAAGGTTCCTGATGTCCACAATCCGTTAGCCAGCGCCATGCGTCTTGTCCCTCGGATATAATTCCGACCTCCGACCCTCACACTCGCTATCTTACTGGCCAACTCCTCGGCTGTCTGCGTGAGCTCTGACTTGCTGGCTTTACCATTGGCCAAGTTGGTCAGCTCTGACAGTCTGCGAGTCGTCGTCTCTTCATACGTCGCTTGCGCTGACTTCACACCAGCCAGTTCTTTTTTTGTCTGAACAAGTGCTTCAACTTGTTTCTCAATCTCAGCTTCGGCCTGTGTTTGCTTCGGGTGAATATCATTCGCGATAGTCCGTTTCAGAACATCCAAGTCGGCAGACAGAGCCGTTTGTGCGCTCGTAGTCTGCGACTTAAACGCTTCAAGTCTAGCAACAGAGTCCAGACCAATCTGCTTCGCTTCCTGAGCAAGCAAGCTGCTTGCGCCAGCGTTTTGTAAGGCTTCTATAGCCTTGCGCTTGATTTCTTGTAATGGACCATTATCAAAACTACTAAATCGCTGGTCGATAGTATCAGAGAGTTCTCTTTTAACTTCTTCAGCTTTGGCTCTGGCCAGTTCAATACCGTCAGAAATTTCCTGTCTAAGCAATCCAGCCTTATGATCAAAGTCTAAGTCAGCATTTTGAAGAGCCTTTTCAAGGGCAATTTCTTGTGCGGTTCCTGTCACACCAAGGATTGCATCAGCTGCGCTAGATAAGCCACCAGAAGCTCTAGAACCACCAGTTCCTGCCTTATCATCAAAAGTCAGAGAGATGTACTCTTCTTTTAAGGCATCGAACTCATAAGCAATAGCTTTCTTGAATGCATCGACATTATGCTTCCAACTCTTGAGATTGACCGTATCACCCATATGGACCACTTGCCCATCAAGTTCATAGGATTCAATCTTGACAGCATCAGAGACCTTGTCAATGCCCTCATTTGAAAACTTAGCCTGTGCCCATTTCTGCAACTCTTCAACAGTTTTAGCATTGTTGTTCTCATACTCTTTTTCATTCATATAAGGGTATGAGTTGATAAGAGGACTATCAACGGTTACTCTGAGAGTCGTTTCCTTTTCAGCGCCTTCAGGTTTAAAAGTCGATTTAGCATGGATTCTTGTGACAACATTCTGACTGTTTTTTGTACGTTGGTAATCCTTCAGATTTTTGTGCGTTGTAATAACAACACCACGATTCTCACCACGACTCTTCTTGATAGTCATTGCAAAGTTATCACGAACCAGCTCGCCTTCCCATGTACCAACAATGCTGTGCTTACCGTCCAGCAATACAGAGTATAGAGTTTCTGTTTCAGTCGTATTGAAGGTCCTACGATCCTGAATGTCACTGCTGAAGGAAAAATCCCCCAAAGCAGTTTTGGTGTTTTGAACCATGCGAGAAAGAGCCATGCCACAACTCTGACTAGTCACACTTACTGGCGTGATAGAACGTTGCATCACATCGTCTGAGATGTGATAGGCTGTTATTTCAAGATGGTCATTGTTCTCAACAGGTTTCTTGATGCGAAATAGCTGCGCACCAAGAACAGGAGTCGGAGCCTTAATCAGCATATCTTCTTGGATGAGTTGATAAATACCAGAGTCAGAAATAGGATATTTCACAGTTAAGGTGAAATCGCCATTCATGGTCTCTTTAACAATCGCCGAAGTTGCTTCATGAAGTGGCTCCCCGTTCCACCGAACAGTCCTCACATCTTTATTAAGTAGATAAAGCAATTATGCCCACCCCCAAACCGTCTCGATTTCAAGCGATTGAATACCTTGACCTAGAACAACACCAACGTTCTTCACTTTCGCTGGATCAACTGTGATAAAATCGCCTGACCATTTCACTAGCTTCCCTGTTATCGTTTTGAAGCTAGGATTGTCAGGATTATTGACCATCACAAGCGATTCTGAGAGCTTTTCAAGACGAATGACCTGACCAGCGATTGTAAACGAAGTCTCAGCAGCGCTCTGGCCAATGATTGTGATTTTAGGAAAAGCAAGAGCAGAACCTTGAACAGTCAAAGTCCCACTTCTTGTCAATCTTTGTGTATCAGTGACTTTGAAGTGTTTGGTAGGGTGACAAGTGAAGGTTGCTTTGGTCATGTAAAGACCAGGTTGCACTTCTTCAAGGTCGCTCACATTGACCTTATAGCACCAAAGACGAGTTGTTTTGACTCGCTCACTCTCTAGCCAAAACTTTTCACGGATAAACAGACTCATAAATTGGTTCATCTGTTCTTCAGTAGGTTTGACCAAGTAAATCGTATAGGTTTTCTTGACCAATTCCCTATGTTTGTTCGTCTGAACAATTGCTCCACTGATACCACCATGCTCCAAAAGAGCTGTCTTGCTCTCTCCCAGAGCAATTGAAGGAGAATCATGGACAATGACTTTAAACGGAAAAGACGATGTTCTCACACCGTCAATCACAAGCTCATTATGCTTTATCATGTAAACCCTCCTCTCAATTGTGTCTTACGTTGCAACTCGTCAGCAATACGCTGAGCCACCTCATCAGCAATACGACTGATATCAGCTTCTTCTCTTACAGTGTTACCACTAATGGTAATGTTAATGGTCGGTGAAGTTCCACCCATTGTCTGAGCAATACCTCGACCGATAGCACCAAGTGTTTTGTCATTGAGTGGTAACACTGCTTCATTACCAGCTTCACCTCCAACCATCATGTTATTTCCATTCATTCCAAAGATGGTTGGTTTTGTCATGATACCGCCTTTGGCATACCATTCAATTCCAATACTTGGAACACCTTGACTCAACCAATCTAATGGATTGGCCGACCCGCTCACATGAAAGTGCGGTAGTGGGATGTGTGGCCAGCTGATACTGAAGTTAAACAATCCCTTGATAGCTTCAATAGCTGAAGATACAGCATCTTTTGCACCATTGATAGCTCCTGAAATGGTACTCTTGATACCTTCCCAGACACTTGATACAGTGCTAGATATAGCATTTAACACATTTGAGACAGTATCCTTTATGCCGTTCCAGATATTTGATACAGTTCCTGAAATGCCGTTGAGAATATTTGAAATGTAGCTCTGGATGGCTGAAAAAATGGTCTGAACAATGCTTTGAATAGCTTGCCATACAGTAGAGAATACTCCCTTGATGGTTTCCCAGGCTCCTGACCAATCACCAGTAATGATCTGCATAACTGCTTGGATAACACCAAGAACAACATTGATTGCAGTCTCAACAACGGTCTTGATGATTTCCCAAGCTGTTGTAATGACAAGTTGGATATTATCCCAACCAGCTTGAATGAGTGGACCTAAAATTTCCAGAATTGTGCTTATAACCGTATAGATAGCATTCCAGACAGTCTCAGCACTTGCTCGAATAAGTTCCTGGTTCTCCGTCCACCAAGCAACAACCGTTCCAAAGATACTCATGACAAAATTAGAAATCTCTGATACGACTGCATTGATAACTTCAAGAATCGCATTCCAAACGGTCGTGACCGTATCTCGAAAACCTTCGTTAGTTTCCCAGAGGTATTTTACAATAACAATAATTGCAGCAACTGCAGCAGCAATTGCAATAGCTGTTCCAATAATTGGCAATGCGGCAATTATCATTTCTCCAATAGATATTTTTAAAAACTCAGCAAGGGCTTGCAATGATAAGAATATTGGGGCTATGACCCCTACAGCAGTCACAACTGTTCCTAAAATAACAACAAAATCTTTTACTGGAGCAGGTAAGGAACTGAACAGCTCAGCCACACCCTTCACAATCGTTGCCAAGGTTTGGAAAACAGGGATCATCATTTCTAAAAGTGGTTGACCAATAGCAGACAATGCATTGGTTCCAGCTTGTTTCAGATTCCCCATCACATTTTCTAAGCCGTCTGATTCTCTTGCAGCCTGTCCAAGAGCTCCTGAGAGTTTATTTCCGTCTTCGACCATCTGAAGCAAGGTCAGTTGCTTCTGCGCTTCGCTCAAGTCCTTGAATGATTTGCCATACAGTTTATTTGCAGCGGCATTCCTAGTTGTCTCTGTCGCAGAGATTCCAAGAGCGGCATCGTTAGCAAAGTTTCCCTTCAAAAAAGATTGTAAGCTCTCTGTCACGCTCTCAATAGATTTGTCATAGAAGGCTGCACCGTCTGCTGCTGCCCTAGTTGCACGAGAAGTAAGATCCAAAGCTTCTGCTGTATCCAATCCTGAAGTTTTGGCAAATGAAGCCATCTGAGTGAATGATCCTTGCAATCGCTCTGGGACAATATCCATTTCCTGACCAATAGCATTCAACGCTTCTCTTGCTTGGGTTTCCATATCTCCGAAAACGGTAGTAAATTGAGCATTACTAGCTTGCATTTGAGCAGCTGCTTCTAACGCTTCTTTTCCTACTTCCACAAGCTTTTCTGAAATAGCACTCAACTTCTCACTAAACTGTTGAAGTAGTTCTGCTCTTAAATTTCTTGAGATTTCACTTAAACTTTCTTGAGTACTATCAGCAGCAGACTTTGTTCCCTTCATCTCATCATTGAGATGATTAAAAGCAGTCTTAGCCTGATTTAGCTCAGCTTCCATCTTGTTGGCTTGTGTGGAGTTCTCACCAAATTCTTTTTTAGTGATTTCCAATTGCTGTTCTAGATTTGAAATCTGTTTACTTACAATCTCAGACTGGGCACCAATCTTTTTCTGGGCAAGAGCATTTCTCTCGGCTTCACTAGCATTTGAACCCAAAGCACTTTCTTGCAATTTGAATGAACTTGTCACCTTACTCATCTCTGAAGCAAGTTGACTCTGTTCATTCTGCAATTCTTTCAGTTGCGTTTGGTTACTTTTAGTTGCATTCCCATTCTCAGCAAGCGCCTGGTTCACACTTGCAAGCTTACCCTCATATCCTTTTAGGACGTTTTGAGTAACTTCTACTTCACGTTGGAAAGCACGGTACTGGTCAGCACCGATATCACCATTTTTGAATTGCTGCTCCACCTGAGACTGAGCTTGTCTCAAGGTTTCTAGTTTCTCTTTGGTCGTCGAAACTTGCTTTTGCAAGACTTCTTGCTTCTGAGTCAGGAGCGTTACGTTTCCTGTATCAAACTTCAAGGCCTTGTCAATCTGTCTCAACTCCTGGCTTGCATCAGTAGCAGCTTTATTGACATTTTTCAGCGCCTTTTGTAAGGGTTGCGTGTCGCCATCGATTTCAATTTTGATACCTTTGATATTTCCTGCCATATTTCCTCCTTTCATAAAAAATAGAAAAGCGCTGAGAGAATTTCTACCACTGATAATGCAATCAGACCAACGAACTTAGTCTCAGAATCGCTCTCTCAGCACTCATTTTTTCTTTAAAAACTGTCAAAATCAGCTTGCGTGGCTTTCCGTTCGCCACCCTTATCCTCACTCCGTAAATTCACATAATCCGTCTGATAATCTAAAGCCATTCCGATTGAGATGTGCTTTAGATCATCGATCGATAGACCAGTTTCTTTACAGCAGGACAGATGGGATTCTACTGTGAAGATTTCTTCGCTAGCTGATTCTGATTCATCTGGTGCTTTTTTGTCGTCATGCTCGCATTCAGCATTTCCATCAACACAGGACCAACTTCCTGAATCGGAAAGACTTCCATTTCCATGAAGAATTGTTCATAAGGCTTGATGTTAGGATTTGCAGATTTAGCAAAGGTCCAAAAAAGGCGGTTGAAAAAGGTCATATCAAACTCTTCTAGCATTGAAATGTCAATGTCAGTCGCTGTCAATTCTTTTTCAGCTTCCAGCTTGTTCAATTCATTCATGAATGATTGATTTTTCAACATTGAGAACAAATCTTGAAAATAATCTTTCCCAAATTGTTGCTTGTAGGCGATAGGAGTATAGCCATTTGTCCCTAGTTCATACTCCTGATCACCAACCAAAACGATTTTACGCATAGATTTTCTCCTTAAGCCACTACAGTAGGTTCATACACTTTCTTGAACCAGTTGTCATAAATTTCTTTATTATCAGCTGATGTGATAGAACGTTTAACAACTGAATCCAGAGGACGAGGACTTGCTTTAAAGCCAAGTTCACGCTCGTTGACGTTTGTACCATTTTTGGTTTTTGAGCCATTGCCTGGACGGCTCGCTGAACAGTAGTAAAGAACATGACGTGTTTTATTCTTGTCCCCTGAAAATTCGAACATCAAGGCAAATGATGTGAATTCTGCATCAGCTTTTTCAGTCAAAACACCCGTCTGAGCATCTTTGATTTCACCCAAAATCTTAGTCGCAAACATTTCAATAATGTGAGAGATTTTGAATTTCCCATCATACCCTTCGTTTGAGTTCATGAAGTGATAATCGATGTCGTCTGCTTTGATTGGTGTTGATTCACCCTTTGGATCCAATGTCAATTCCATTGCTCCAGGAAAGCGGAAAATTTCATCGTAAGCAATCACTCCATCTGCACCAATTGATTTAATTGGCGCAACGTGAACATTTTTTAAACCATAGGTTACTTTATTTTCTTGAGTCATGTCATTCCTCCTTAGTATAGATAGACCGTATAAGACTTGACATAGAGTCTTTCAGTCTCGATAAATGTTTCTTCTTGAACATCGAAAAAGAGCTCGTGGGTTGTCCACAGCTCTTCCAGACGTTCTTCCAAATCTTCATCCTTATTCTCAAAAGCCAGCTCTACTGTCACGCTCTTAATCTGATGATTAACCGTGTTATCAGCTGCATTGATGGCTGGACTCGATTCATAATAGACCAGGTAAGGTAGGTCAGGAGCGTTCCCAGTTTTAAACGCTCGATAAGTGACAGGCAAGTTTGCCTGTTCCAAAATAGCAGCAAAGTCTGATAGCTTCATTTCCCAATCTCCTTGATACGCTTCTCAAAGTTTTCTTTAACTTTCTCCTCAACAGGTTTAATATGTGGAAATGCCCGACTACGACCGCCATTTCTCAAAACATGCCCATTTTCTAGTAAGTGAGTTAAACGATAGGTTGGAGCTGCGTTGTAGATGACGTATGACCCCTTAGCATTTTTCTTGAAGCGCCAATTTCTAGCATACTTTCCATGACGTTTTGGACTAGTCACTTTTAATTCCGTAACGGCTTCGTTTACAACGTCCTCTGCAATCAGGTCAATCTTATCTTCTACCTCAGCAGAGTACTCTGCCATTGCCTTTGCAATTTCATTCGCTAAATCACTTGTTAAGCTCATTTCAACACCTCTGACAAAGTCAACTCTAAAATTTCAGAATCGATAGGATAGGTTTTCAAGATACGATATTGCCTGCCTTCAAATTTCGCAAACTCCTGATTCTCATACTCAAAATTTCGAATCTCAACAACCAAGCTCGGTTTTAGACCTGCCTGGTTTGCTTGATAAAATTCAGAGCGAGTGACCCTCTTTTTGCGACATAGGAGAGTAACTTCAACATCTTCAGAGATTGGTTGTAGTAGTTTATCCTTACCTGTGACTTCCTTAGAAATCAGTGTGATTTCATGATTCCACATTCTTGACCTCTTTCTTTGATGCTATCTGTAAATTATGCAGTCGCCATTGAAGGTGACGTGGCATATCCACCCCACCCTCATAGCGATAGGCAGCATAGTCAACAATAAACATTTCATGGTCAGCACGCTCACCGACAAGCTCGATACCGAGGTTATCGGTCAATTCAGTGATGACACTTGAAATGATTTTTTCTAACGGCTTGTCTCTCAAGTGGGTTGAAATACCCAGCTTAAGCTTCAGCAATTCCAAAAGCTGACCTTCGTCCATGTTTACTCCTCAACTTCCTTAGCAGGCTCTTCAGCAGTTTCATCAACTGTTTCTTCCTGCTCAACTGCGGGCTCCTCCTTAACTTCTCTTGTTTCAGGATCTGGTTTCTTAGGCTCATCATCTCCCAAAATCTCAAGGAAGATAGAGCCAGCAGTGTTAGAACCAGTCAAAAGACCGTTGGTAAAGCTATCTGTGGGCTCATATCCCTCACGAGGAAAGACATCGCCAACAGCGTAGTCATGTTTTTCAGGATCAGACAAGTCCTTGAAAGGACGGATTACTTTATATCTCATACGCCACCTCCTTAAGCTACAACATCAGTGTATGTTCCGAAGAATCCAGCTTCTTCATCTACTTTCTTCACATCCAAACGGATGAAAATCCCAAGCAATTGTCCGTAGATGTCATTGTTCACCCATTTAACGGATACTTGAGAACGATCAAACTCTTTGACGAACTCAGTGACATCACCGATGAAGAATTTCATATCTCCTTCATCTCCAAACACTGTATCATCAACTTTGTAGATTGTTTTCCCACCAAATGAATAGCCAGTAGGTGAAGCTACATCGGTTTGAAGCATGTAGCGCCCATCTTTGTCCTTCACCTTGTCAAGTGCGGCAAACATTGACTTAGTTACAACGATGCTTGCTTTATAAATTGATTTAAGCTTCTTATTGTAGATATCTTTAATACCATCAAATCCAGCTGCATCTACTTGGGTAGCTTTTTTGAGGACAGCTGCAACTAATGACAATTCAGTGTTTTCACCTTGATTAAACACTTCGTCTTCAACAATGGACATGATGTCATAGTCAGCGTCGTCAATCATTTCTTGCGAAACAGGGACATATCCACGGTAAGTCTTGATTGAATAATCAATCTCGCTGATTGCTGGTTTTCCAAGTTCTGGATTTGATTTCAATTCCTCTGTTGAAACCATTACACCATCCGTTTTCTTGATAAGTGGATATTTACCAGATCCACTGTTAACTTTCACACGTTCCACAAGATCCAAAAGTGGATTACGTGTTTTATTGACAAAATGAGGTTTCAAAACTTCAGTAGGAATCAGAGCTGCGCTTCCTGAATCAGTAGTTTTCAAACCTACGATGTCACGAGTTTGACCAGTACGAATGTATTTAGCGATTGCGTCACGTTGTTCCAATTTCTGTCCTCCACGTTTTTCTTGACTTGGGTAAGTCGGTGCTTTACGATTTAGTTCTTCAACTTGATTTTTCAAATCTTCGATTTCTTTTTCAAGTTGTTCTTTTTCTGCTTCCTTTTCATCCAATTCTTTCTGGATTTGTTCAAGGTTCTTTTCAACTGCTGAAACTTCTTCATCATTTCCAGCTTGTTCCAATTTAGCAGCTTCAAGTTCTGAGCGCTTGTTCAATTCTTTGATTGATTCTTCAAGCTCTACCACTTTGTCTGCTTTGTTGCGCATACGAGCGCCTAAAATCAATGATTTGTGCATAGGTTAAATTTCTCCTTAATTTCTTTTTTGCGCTTATCCAGCGCTTCACGATTGGCACGCTGTTGACTTTCAAAATCTTTCTGCCGTGCAGCAATTTCCGTTTGCGGATAGGCTGGGAAAGTACATGGACTCACTTCAAAGATTTCTAGCTCTAGGATAGTGTCCAGGTACGAACCATCTGCTTGCTCTTCCGTGTTGATTTTGATTGGGATAAAACCAAAGCTACATCCAATCACATCACCACGCTGAACACGAGCATAGGCCCCAACAGCTTGCGGATCATCTTTGTTGATGATAATATCACCGTAAAGTCCAATTTCATCAACTCCCAAAATGACCGTTCCATTACCAGTCCGACCAAGTACCAAACTATCATCATGGTTAAATAATGCCCTGATGTCAGCTCCTTTGATGGCTTTTTCAACACCCTCACGCTTGATTACCTCAAAGTAGCCTGGCCATAATTCAGTAACTTCATCAAACTTGATAAAGTACCCACTCAAAATCAAATCACCGCTGTCAGCTTCTTCTCGTGTTTGAAATTGAGTGGGCATATAAGCCTTACGTTTCTGCATCAGTATTTCCTCCTTCCTTATTTAATTTGCTCTGATTGCCTAGCTCGCCTTGTGGCAAATAGTTTTCAAGAACAATGATTTCATCCATTTCAGGATCAGGAGTCATTCCAACCCAATCACGCCACTCATTCCTACGCATAGCAGCATTACTAGTCATCTGCCTTGCGACAGTAGATAGCTCTGTAATGTCATAAGAGTATAGCGATCGTGGGTTGAACTTGAAGTAACGATTACTTGAAATAAGTAAATCTCTTGTAAGAGTCTGTGTGATTGTTGTAGCAATACTCATGACTGTAGTATTTACAAAATTGTTGTATTCAACCTTGTCGAATTTTCCAACTCCCAAAATAAAAGCTGGAACTCCCAAAAGTCCAGCAACTGTTTTTTTGTCAATTTCAACAGATTCATTGATAGCGATATCTTTTAAACTTAATGGCTTGACCTGTTCGACACTCAACAAAGCATCAGGAATAATCCACGGCTCACCTGCCTGACTTGTTGTTAAGTATTTCTTAGCGACCTTGTCTCGCCCCTCTTGCGTGCCCAATTCTCCACTCGAAGAATCAACCTTAATAATCAAGCTAGGAACGTTCTTGCCATTCATAAAGCCTTTTTTGATTTGAGTTGCAAGGTTTAAATTCCTAACAATATCCCTCAGAGCAAGCCTATATCCAGTCCCTACAAATGGATTGTCTGGATCTGGGTTGATTACAAAGTGCACGATTTCGCTTGAGTTGTAGTCGATAGCACGATAATTCACGATATAACCAACATCATCATTTTTAAAAGAGACCTCACTCATTGCGAATGGTCTCAAATTCAAAATATAATCATTTACAGGGTCATACTCAACATGAAGAACTGAATTTCCATCACCAAATAGCAACAGGTCACGCACAATCTTGAAAATCCAAGTTTTGCGAGTCATATTGTCGCATGGGTTTACATCAATCTTTCGAGCCAGTCCGTCTTTTATTCGGATATCGCCTTTGTCGGTATTCTCCATCAAATGAATGGTCATATTTGATACCATGTCAGCAATCTTATTGACCGCAGCAATCACATCAGGATTTCGAGCCAAAGGCACATAGCTATCACCGTCAATATAAAGCCCAAAATCTGAATGAGTGATAACATTCGTTCCACTTCGACTCTTACCACGTTTCAAAAACCTATCTAAAAGCCCCATCTTTACTCACCTCCTTTCTAGCGAAAATTATTTTGAAAAAGTGAATCAAAGTGTTTGTTTCTTACTATATTCTGACTGACATCAACTATTTGTTTATCCCAGTTAACTGTTTCAGCCCTCAAATCTTTCGTATAGCTTTGACGAACGATTACTTCTTCACCATTTAAAATTACTTTAACTCGCCCTTTATTAATTAGCACATTAATTTCATGTTCTGATAAAACTATTTCATTCATAAGTCACCTAATCAAAGAAGCTCATGACATTCTGATTCTTACCAAGATTAGCAAGAGCCTGAATACAAGCAAAAACGCTGGCATCGAACAAGTCAATTCTTGCAGTACCACCGTCACCGTCTAATTTCTCATATTGCACAGCATCATCCACCTTTTCAATCGCTCTAACATTGCTCACACAGTATTCGTAAGCATCAGAATGAAGATAGTAAAACTCTTTATTCTTAACTTTGAACTCAATCCGTCTGAATCCCTCTGATTTCAGATAAAAAAGCTGAGGTTGGTCAATCATCTTGAAGCGAGCTTGTTTCATCTTCGTCAGGAACTCACGGCCAAACTTCCTATCCATTCCGACAGCAGCAATCTTGAACCCTTTCTCTCTCATCTTGATAAACCATTTGACAATATCATCATAGAGAACGGTCGGAGTATTGCTCATAGTTAGCCAGCCATCTGACTGCCAGCCAAAAAGTGGAATGCCATCGTCATTGGCTTTCTTTTGAGCATTGACACGAGGAAAGAAAGCGTGTGTGATACAGATATCAACATCTTTTTCACCATCATGATAGACACCATAAAGAGCAGCAGCTGTCAAGTCGTGCAACCTTGACAAATCGGCACCACCATACCACTGGATAGGCAAGCGTGCTAGCTCTTCCAATGTCCAATCGTATTGACTATCTGAAGCGATGAATTCATCAGGATTGAAATAAGCATTCATAGAGTTTGTGAAGACATTCAAAGTCTTGTTGAAAAACTCATTTCTTGTCTGTGGATCGTTCATAGCCTGTTCGGCTTCTTCTCTCAGAGACTTGAGCGACACCGTAACACCCCACGAGGGATTGGCTTTTTTTAGAACATTCTCGTCCAGGTAATCGCCCACGTCTCCATCAGTCGTCTGGTCAGCTTTGCAGATAAACATGAACAAGGAATCATCCTTGACCAATTGTTTAAGGACCTTTTGACAGTATTTCAAACGGTTAGCAAGAAATCCTGTAGGAATATCCCCAGCCGTAGAGATAACAAAAAGCATACTGTTTCGGTATGCTGACATTGTTTTCTTCATAAGACCATATTTCTTACTGTTCCTCATCGTGTGAGCTTCATCCATGACAACAACGTTTCCATTCAAAGCGTCCAGACGGCTCTCGTCATTTGCCAGAGCTTGAATAAAGAAAGAACCTTCATCACCAAAGTTAGCACTGATTGAGTGTTCCTGGTTGTTGTCCTTGATACGGATGTTCTTGTCATTCCATCGCTCAACATTGAACTTCAAAAATCCAAAGGCTTCCATAGCTTGCTTGACCGAGTTGGCCACGATGTAGCATTTTGAACCGCTGTCTGTGTCTAATATCTGATAAGCAAGTGCGATTGCAGCAGTAAATGAGGTTTTCCCATTCTTCCGAGCAAGCATGATAAGCGCTTCTTTGAACCTGCGCTCATTTGTACCCTTGTAGTAAAATCCAAATAGGTTCACAACTACAAAATGTTGCCACGGTTGCAAGAGTAATGGCTTGTTACGGATAGACACCGCAAACATATCATCGCCCTGCTGATGGACTATCGTGTTTTCGATGAAGTGAACAACGAAATCAACGATATCCTCATCCATTTCAAACTCAGGATTTTCAAGATCACGCAAGAAACGTTCAGCTGCAAGAATGTTCTCCTCGCAATGTTCCTCTCTGTGAGAAATGACGTGCCGAGCATACTCTTTCGCTTTATCAAGATTACCCATTGCCAGTCACTCGCTTCTTCTTGATTTCGTTCTTGAACTTCAGGACCTCAGTAAGAACTGACTCACCTTCTTGTTCTACTACCTCACCGAGCGACTTAGGATTCATCATTAACTGATTAGAGTAGCTGAGAATGTCTTTCCTCAAAATTTCCATTGCTGTCAAGATTGGAACTTTACGTTCGTTCTCTGCGCCAGCCTTGTTGACGTAGGTGTCTGTTACTGGATAACCCATGTCAGCATAATCTTGAGCAAGTTTCTGATACTGATAGAGCATTCCTGCAAAAATGTCAATGATCATTTCGAACTCTTTACGATAAGTGCCCAAGTCTTTCATCTGCTTGACCACTTTTGACTTAATCGACTTTGCTGTAATTGGTTTAGCCAAAAACTACCTCCTTCCGTCAAAATCGCTTAGTTTTTACCCCCTTTTTGTTTGAAGGCCCCCGACTTGGAAAAAGTTCCCTTCACCGGTACCCTACTGGCCAAAATGATTTTTCAAAAAGAGGGGGGACTAAAAATTTTCATTTTTCATTTTTGAAAAAATTTAAAAATTCTTTTTTTCTTTTTTTCTGCCAATACAATCCTTGATTGATTACTCTATCGTTCACTCTATCGTGAAACGTATTGTGTTTCTTATTCGTCAACGGCAAACAATTCCATTCAACGAATTCAAGTTCAGGATATTCAGATACAGGAAATATATGGTGAACCATTTCTGCTTGAACAGAAATTCCGTAACGCAAACTTTCTTGACAAAGATAATCATGCTTACGCATTATCCTATCACGGAACTTCTCCCACTTCTTAGATCTCAAGGATGGTCTGATAGGTTTGTTATACATCTCAAACCTCCTTTCTCAATGCTAAAAGGGACAGGCCTTTGACCTATCCCCTCCTCATACAAGAAATCTATGCTACCATAATAAACCTTTTTTTGTGAGACTTCAAGATGTCTTTTGTCTCATTCTTTTTTATTTTTGTATTCGCAAATAGAAATGATTTTGTTATTGTCATTGATGTGCTTATAAAATCTAATTGATTCTGGGTGAATTTCACTAACCGCAACTCTCACTTCAATTCCAATATCACTCACTTCAAGGTTTAAAGTTTCGTCGGCAATGCTTCCTAAAATTTGGATTTTATCTTTGTTTGATATTTTTTTATAAATCAAATTCAAAATTCTTTTCAGTATTTTTATCATAGTCATACCTCTAGATGCTATACCAATTTTACCTCTCACCTTCACATATCTTATATTTTGTTAAACTCACTCTAAATCTCAAACCCTTACTAAGCATGGGTTTTAAAGAGTTTCATTTTTTCAGTTTATGCTTAACTCATTATGTGAAAGTAATATCTAAAAAAATTAAATGACAAAGTTTCGTAAAGCATCATCAAGCTCTGCTTGTTCTATCCCTATGTATCTCAGGGTAATTGCAGGTGATGAGTGATTGAACATTTTCTGTAATGTCCCTACGTCCTTTGTCTTGTTGTAATATTTATAGCCGAATGTCTTGCGCATTGTATGTGTGCCAACATTATCAATGCCAAGTTCTTCAGCTGCT